CTAGAGGCTCGGGTGTTTTTTATTGGGATAAAACTAATGGAACAGAAACTAGAGCTGTAATTTTATCTTCTCTTACAGGAGCGAATCTAACCCCTACTAAAGCGTTACAAGTTATGGTGTCTGATGTAGATAGACACGTTATTTGTTTCGGAGCAGACCCTTTAAACGACGGAGGAACAGCTAGAACAGGTTCAATAGACCCTATGTTTATAGCTTGGAGTGACCAAGAAAAAGTAGAAGAATGGGAACCACTTCCAACAAATACAGCAGGGTCGTTTAGACTTTCAGCAGGTTCAGCAATAGTAGGTGCAACACGAGCTCGACAAGAAACACTTATTTGGACAGATACTTCTTTATATTCTATGACTTTTGTGGGGCAACCTTTTACTTTTTCTATTAACTTAGTCAATGAAGGTGTGGGATTAGTAGGACCTAATGCTATGGTTAATACCCCTAAGGGCGTGTTTTGGATGGATAAAAAAGGTTTTTATCTTTATTCAGGACAAGTACAAGAGTTACCCTGTAGCGTAGATGCTTATGTTTTTGATGATTTAAATCAAACACAAAGTTATCAAATATTCGGTTTCGTTAATAAAGCTTTTAATGAAGTAGGTTGGTTTTATTGTTCTTCAGAAACAACGGTTATAGATAAATATGTTACGTATAACTATGAAGAAAATATATGGATGATAGGAGACCTTTCTAGAACGTGTTGGTTAGACGAGGGTATTTTTCCAGACCCTAAAGCGACGTCTTCGTCTAGTAACGTCGGGTATTTATACAATCATGAATCTGGTGTAGACGACGACGGTTCTGCTATGACTAATGTTTTTATAGAATCTAGTGATTTTGATTTAGGAGAAGGAGACGCATATCAATTTATTAGTAAAGTTATTCCTGATATTAAATTTATAGGAAACGCTAGTACAGGAGCTAACGGGCAAACATTAGATATAGTTTTAAAAAGAAGAAATTTTCCAGGAGAAGAATTAACTACAGCAGTTACTAGTTCTTGTACTTCTGTTACAACTAAAGTAGATACAAGAATTAGAGGTAGGCAAGCAGTATTAAGACTTCAATCAAACGATACAGATACATCAGTTATCGGTATGAGTTTTAGAGCAGGAGCAACCCGTATCGATATACAACCTGACGGTAAAAGATAATGGGTAAATTATTAGAAACTAAATTACCTGTTGCTATAGGACCTCTTTCACCAGAACTTTTTAACAGGTTAGTCAGAGTATTAGAGTTAAGTTTAAATAAAGTTAATATTGGTTCAACTGTAAACTTTAATGAAACGGAAAGAAACCTTAATCAATTTAATACGGGCGATATTATTTGGAATTTAACAACTCAACAATTACAAATTTGGACAGGAACAATATGGGTAGATATTTATTCAGGAACAGAAAAAGGAGTTCAGGGAACGATGTCTCTTGGACAAATAAGCGTATCAACTGGTGGCGATACAACAATAGAAATATTATAAAAGGGGATACTATGAATATGAAAAAATTACAAGAAGAATTAACTTTCGACGAGGGTTGTATCGATAAAATATATTTAGACCATTTAGGGTACCCGACTTTTGGTATTGGTCATTTGATATTAGAAACAGACCCTGAACACGGACAAGATGTAGACACTCCTGTGTCTGAAGAAAGAATAACTGAATGTTTTGAAAAAGATATACAAAACGTTATAAATGATTTAAATAGAAATATGGAATGGTGGAAAGATTTACCAGAAGATTTACAAAGAGTTATGGCTAATATGTGTTTTAATTTAGGTATAACTAGGTTATTAAAGTTTAAAAAATTCTTAGCAGCTATGGAAGAAAATAAATGGGATAAAGCAGCGGTTGAAATGTTAGATAGTCGTTGGGCTATACAAGTAGGTCCCCGAGCTATAAGATTGAAAGATAGAGTTTTAGGAGCATAATATGAAAGTTAAAGCACCAAAAGGATTTCATTGGATGAAAAATGGTAAATCATTTAAGTTAATGAAACATAAAGGTAAATTTGTAAAACACAAAGGTGCCAGTTTATCAGCAAATTTTGCAGTACAAAAAATGCATAAGAAAAAATAGGAGAAAAAATGCCAGCAAAAAAGAAAACACATAAAACTAAAGACGGTAGAACTGCTAAGAAAGGTCTTTATTACAACATAAATAAAAAACGTAAAGAAGGTAGAAAAATGCGTAAGAAAGGAGCTAAAGGTGCACCTACAGCTGCAGCGTTTAAACGTTCTGCTAAAACAGCTAAAAAGCCTAAAAAGAAAAGTAAGAAAAAATAATGGCTACAAAACGTAAAGAAAAGTCTATAAGACGTACTACAGGTAAAGGCGGTAATTACCGCAAAACTAAATCAGGTGCGGGAATGACTAAGAAAGGCGTTAAAGCATATAGGAGAAAAAATCCTGGTAGCAAATTAAAAACAGCTGTTACAGGTAAAGTCAAAAAAGGAAGTAAAGCAGCAAAAAGAAGAAAGTCTTATTGTGCTAGAAGTGCGGGACAGATGAAGAAATTTCCTAAAGCTGCTAAAAATCCTAATTCAAGATTACGTCAAGCACGTAAAAGGTGGAAATGTTAATGGCTAAAAAAGCACCAGATGCGTTTGTATACAACGCTACATTAGAAAGAATAATAGACGGAGACACATTTGATTGTTGTCTCGATTTAGGTTTTGATGTTAAACTTCATAAACAAAGAGTTCGTCTTTCAGGTATTGACACACCTGAGTCTAGAATTAACACAAAACGATACCCCGAAAGAGCTAAAGAAAAAATCATGGGTAAAGCTGCAAAAGTGAGATTAGCCGAAATCTGTAAAGGAAGTTTTAAAGTCAAATCTTTAGGCAAAGGAAAATATGGTAGAATTTTAGGCATTCCGTATACAGAAGAAGGTAACGATATTTGTCAAATGTTAATAGACGAAGGACATGCTGTTGAGTATCATGGAGGTACAAAGACTAAAATCTGGGGAGTTGATTAATTGTTATGGACTCCGTAGTAACTTTAATTAATGAAGTTGGTTTCCCAATAGCAGCAGCTATAGGTCTTGGTTTATTTATTTGGAAACTTATTAATAAAATTATTGACGGCATGGAAACTAAAGTAGATGTACTAGACGAAAAAGTATCAGCACAAATAGCACAAATAGAAGAAAGATTAGGTCAAAAACTAGATTCACAACACGGTATATTAGTAGCTCTTATAGATAGGGTACGTTCTGTAGATAACGAGATAATTAGACAAGATACTTTGTTAAAGACTATACTTGGTGTACCGCAACTTATGAATACGGATAGAATAGCAAAAGCAGATAGAGACGACCAAAGGAAAGATTAATGATAAAAGTATATGCTACAGAATTTAAACACGACGGCAATATCTATGATGGACCTTATATTTACGCTAGAAGTTTAGAAGAAGCAGAAATGGAAGCTGTTGTTTATGGAGTAACTGTTATAGGGTTAATAGAAATAGTTCTTAAAACAGATGAAGACCTAAGCCCAGATAGAGTTTTACATTAATGAGGTGTTAAATGAAAGAAACTGAAAAACAAAAAGAAGAAGCTGAAAAAATTTTAATAACTAAAATTATGGTAGTTATCGGAATTATGTTATTTGTAGGAATATTTTGTCAAAATCTTTGGTCTGACCAAATAGTACATAAATTTAAATCACCTAGTTTTAATGGCGTTGGTACTTCTTCGCACTATTTGACTATAGAGAACCAAGAGTTTAGTCGTAAGCTAACGATTAAAGAAGAAATCAAAGCCATACAAGATGAGATAGAAAGAGAAAAAGAAAACTCTACACTTGCAAGGTTTATGCGTAACCTTGAATCAAGAGTCTATGCTGAATTATCAAGACAGCTAGTAAATAATCTGTTTGGAGAAACACCGCAAAGTTCGGGTACAATAACTTTAGAAGGCAACACCATTGAATATACAAGCGATGGAGTAACATTAACTTTAAAGATAACGGAAGCAGATGGAACAATCACTGAGATT